ATCTACGCTCCAGTCTTATCCCTGGAGCTTTACGTTTAAGAAGGTGCAGCTGGCGCAGACAATCAATACGCCAGTTAACCAGTATCGCTACGAGTACCAGCTGCCATCAGACCGTCTTGGCACTATTCGTAGGGCTTACAACTCCACACAAGTTGGCGCTAGAACATTTACAGACTGGGTCATTCAAGGTGACAAGCTGTTGACCAATGAAGAGACAGTAGTCATTGACTACCAATATCTGCCGACTGAGTCGGAGATGCCTAGCTACTTCATTCAGCTGCTCAAGTACATGATGACCTGGCACTTGGCAGACCCAATCACAGATCAAATCAGCAAGACCCAGTACTGGCAAAGCATTGCTACTGGTGGTCCTATAGAGAATAACCGTGGTGGTTTCTTTCGCACGGCCATGGTCATTGATGGCCAAGGCAATACCACCCAGAGCTTTGAAGACTTCAGCCTGATTGCTGTGAGGAACTAATGACAAGGTTAGTTTCATTCCAGACTAACTTCAGCAGCGGTGAATTAGATCCGCTGTTGAGGGCTAGGGTTGATCTAAATCAGTACCAGAATGGGGCAGAAACGCTCACCAACGTGGTTGTCCAGCCTCAAGGCGGTGTACGTAGGCGTGGTGGCTTGAAGTACTTGTTTGAACTACCGAGTGCTGCAGCACCAGCTAGTGGCACTCGCTCGGTTGCGTTTGAGTTCTCGGTAGATGACAGCTATATGCTTATCTTTACTAACCAGAGAATGTATATCTTTAAGGATAAGACTCAGATCACTAACATCAATGGTGGTGGTCTTGACTATTTGTCAGTTACTGCGGTGACTAGTTCAATCCTGTCAACTATGGTGTGGACTCAATCAGCAGACACATTGATCATTGCTCACAAAGATATCCAGCCAATCAAGATTGTGCGTGGTGCTACTGATGCCACATGGACTGTGAGCAATATTAGCTTTATCAGTATCCCAAAGTATGCATTCACTATTGCACTGTCTAACCCAGCAGGCACATTGACGCCAAGCGCTAAGTCTGGTGAGGTGACGCTGACTGCTAGTTCTGCAGTGTTTAGCTCTGGATCTGTCGGACAGTACATCAATGCTCAACCTCAAGGCAGGGCAAGGATCGTGGCTTACACAAGCACTACCGTGGTAAGCGCTGTGACCGAGATACCGTTCTTTGATACCACTGCGATTGCCAATGGATCGTGGGAGCTGGAGGCTGGCTATGAGGATGTGTGGTCAAGCACTAAGGGCTGGCCAAGGAGCTGCACATTCCATGAGGGACGTCTGTACTTTGGTGGATCAAAGACTCGGCCAAGCACCATATGGGGCAGCAAGGTGGCGCAGTTCTTTGACTTCAACCCTGACCAGGCTTATGACGATGATGCGGTTGAGGCCACGCTAGATACCAACAGCTTGAATGTGATCATTGACATCATCAGTGGCCGTGACTTGCAAGTGTTCACTAGCGGTGGTGAGTTCTATGTCCCGCAAAATGGTTTAGATCCAATCACGCCTACCAACTTCTTTGTGAAGGCCGTGTCTCGCAATGGTGCTAGAGAAGGTATTCGAGTGCAGATCCTGCAGTCTGGTACGTTGTATGTACAGCGCCAGGGCAAAGCTCTTAATGAGTTCCAGTTCTCTGACACTACCCTGTCCTACGTGAGCCAGTCAATCAGCTTGCTGTCTAGCCACTTGATCAATACACCAACTGAGTTGGCGCTGCGTAAGGCCACTAGCACTGAAGAGACAGATACACTGTTCATGCTCAATGGTGATGGCACGATTGCTAACTACAGCATTCTGCGCCAGCAAAACGTGGTGGCTCCAAGCAAGCTCACTACTGATGGCCAATTTAAAGATATTGGCGTGGATATCGAGGATATCTACGTGGTGGTCAAGCGCACGTTTAACAGTGTGGACAAATATTTTGTAGAAGTTTTTGATACCACGGTGTTTACAGATTGTGCGTTTACTGGTGGGGTGGCCACAACGATATCAAGCCTGCCACACATTGGTAAGACTTTGAATGTCAAAGCAGATGGCTCTGTGCTGTCTGACGAGGTAGTTAGCGGTGGTGGTTCTATCACTATGGATAGAGCGAGTACCAGTAGCTATGAGGTAGGCCTGCCATTCAATGTGAGCATTGTGACTTTGCCGATTGAGCCAAGGCTCCAGGTAGGCGCCAGGACTGGCTTTGTCAAGCGCATTGTTGAAGTCAATGCCATCCTGTATCAGACCCAGCACATTGTGGTTAACAACAACCTAGTGCCAATTCGCACGTTGGACACTGCAAGCATCATGGACAATGATGTGCCAGAGTTCACTGGTACTAAGTTGATATCAGGTATCAGTGGCTATGACCAAGATGCCCAAATAACTATCACTCAGACCTTGCCACTCAAGCTCAATTTGTTGGGCATGGAGTACAAGATTAGCGTGTATGGAGGCACATAAATGGAAGCAGTAGCACTTTACTTTGCCGAGGCTGGCACTGCAGCTGCAGCTGCTGAAACTGTAGGTGTCATTGAGGCGGGATCAATTGCAGCTGGAACTATGCCAGTTGCACCATCACTGTTTACTGCATCCAATCTATCAATGGCCAGTAGCGCATTCAGTGCCATATCCAGTGTTTCGCAAGGCTATGCACAGGCCGATTACTATCGCCTGCAAGGCTCTCAGGCAGAGCTACAAGGCCGTCAAAACGCATTGAACTATAACCGCCAGGCATATCAGCTTTTAGAGCGCCAGCAACGTCTGGCAGGCACCGTAAGGGCAAGGGCTGTAGCAGGCGGTGTAGACCCATTGTCTGGCTCACCCATGACTGTTGAGCAGTCAAATGCTTACCGTGCTGGCAACGAGATCCAGATCTTGAATGAAAATGCACAGCTGGCGCTTTCTGGTGGCCTGGCTATATCTCAGTCATTCAATGCTGCAGCAAGTTCTGCAGAAGAGTTTGGCTTGATGTCGGGTGCTGCCAAAGGTTTGCTGGCTGGCGCTACATACCAAACTACAAAAATACCACGTAGGGCATAAGACATGGCAACGCTACCTACCTATGAATATGCTGGCGCTCAGTACGCCAACTTACCAAGTGTAAGCACTGCACCACAGCAAGTGGCAGCGCAGGGCATGAGTATGCTCGGCCAGCAGTTGGATCGCATGACAGCGTATTTCCAGAACCAGGCTGTGACTGACGCACAAAAAGCTGGCTTAAAGTACGCCATTGATTTCCCACCTACTAAAGATCAATTAGAAATTGCTAAAAAAACAGGGCAAGCGCCAGTAATTGAAGGTAGTGGACGAGTATTCCAAGAGTCTTATAACAAAGCCTCTGCCCATATTTTGGGTACAAATATTCTTGGTGAGTTTCAAAATCGTCAAGCTGAAAGATTAATGAGAATTGAGTCTGGTGAGCCAGTTGATCCAATTGCGCTTAAAGAAGATTTAAGAGCTGACATTGACGGCAATGTATCGTTATTGACAAAATACAATCCAGAGGTATCCATCCAGGTCAGAGCGCAGATGACAACCCTTGGCCATGCTGTATATAAGCAGGCGCTGATGTTCGACGAGAAGGCTAGGCAGGCTGCTTACCAGGTAGACCAAGAGGTTGGTTTGAGCAAGATCAAGCCAGTGCTTGAGAATGTCATTAACTCATATGCCAAGATCAATTTACCAGCTGGTGAATTAGAGCAAGTGCTAGACAATGTACTTAGCCCCTATACCAACTCCACATCTATCCGCTTGGCTGGCAGCAACAAGTATGCGCTTGAGGCTTATAAGATTAAAGAGAATGCCAAGATAAGTGCAATAAGTGCAAAGCTGACTGACAGAGACTTTGCGCCTACAGCTGGTGCAGCGTTCAAGAAGATCCTGGCTGGCGATGCTGGTGAGTTGACTGAGATGTACAAAGGCATGAGTACAGACAGCAAGGATTTGTTGCGTGAGCGCATCATCAAGTCTTTTTCAGATCAAGAGCAGACCAGAAAGATTGACGAGGCTGTAGTTAAAGATGCCAACAAGATTAAGGGCAATGCTTTAACACTAGAGTTCTTGACTGCTGGTGGACCAAGAAAGCGCCAGATTGTTACTGAACTAGTAGGCCTTGGTGAGATGACATTGCAGTCTGCTGAAGACTTGCTAAAGCCAAAAGATCCTAATCCAAACCCAGTATTGGCTGGCTCACTGTATGACCAGATCAAGCGTGGCTCAATCAATAACTTCCAGCAATTAGTACCTTTTGCAAATCAGTTAAGCAGGGCTGAGTTTACGACTTTGAGCCATGCTGTAGTGGATGACCAAGGCCGTAAGGCACATGAGCGCATTGATCGTGAAGTTGGAATTGTGAGCGCCTATGTGGATCCTGGCAAAGTCAAAGCTCAAGCAAAGATTGATATCAGCAAGTTCTATGTGGAAGAGCTTGGTAAGAAGATAAAGAATGACCAGGGCGTGGAAGTGTTCCAGAGTCCAGAGCAGGCCGTTGAAAGTGCTATCAAGCGCTACAGTGGTGATGCCATTGTTAACAAGAAAATAAAAGCTAGAGAGCAATCAGAAAAGCAGATCAATGATGTCATGGATAAGAAGAATATTCCAATGCCAAACTTGCCAATAGATCAAATAGATTTTGACAAGGTTAAGGGTTTGAGCAGGGGCGAGATTGATTTGCTCAAGAAGGCTCAAAAACAATATACAGGCAACATATGAGTATTGAAAGAGAACTCCGAGGTAACTGGGATACTGTTAACTATCCAGAGCCAGAGCCTGTTATTGAGCAGCAGATGGCTCCTGGCCAGCAGCCTGGTGATGTGCTGGTGGCCGAGGTTGGTGGTGGTGGTGCAGCCTTTGGTGTTTATCCTGGCATGGGCAAGCGCAGCCAAAAGAGCAACATTGGCGAGAAGATGATTACTGGCGCACCTGATTTTGCAGCTGGTGGATTAAGAGGCATAGCAACCAGTGCTGGTGGCTTTGGTGGTGATGTACAAAAGATTGGTAGATTTATTGGTGCTTTGGCTACCGACAATCAAGGTGGCAGTTTTCAAGATAAATTGCAACGTGCCAGTATGACCATGGAAGATCCCACTTTTCTACCGTCTAGTGAAGACTTGAGCAAAACTGGTTACACCATCCCAGGCACTAATTTCACAATCCCTCCATTTGCACCAGCTGTTCCACCTGGGACTACTGCATTTGGTATGACGCCAGAAGAGCGCCAGAAAGCTGCAGAGCTTGGTCAAAATGTGGGTGAGTTGGTAGGTGATCCAGTCATGCTGGCCAAGAGTGGGCAAATGGCTATTAAGGGTGCGGTTAAAGCAGCAGAGACGCTGGCGCCTAAAGCTGGTGAGATGGTTATCAAGAGCATGGAAAAACTTGGCAGTCCAGTGCAGATGAATCTTATTGAACCAGATATTAATTTCAAGCCTGGCTTAAATGTTACACAAGGTAATAAGATTGGCGTTGAATCAGACCTTAGAGTTAAAGTCCCAACTGAAAACTTAGACCTACCAGAAAAGCCTTTATTAGTGCTTGAAACTAATGACAAAAATGTAAATAGACAAATAGAAAATCTTGATGTTATTTTTAAGAAATTCCCAGATCCATCTTTGAATCAAAATTCATGGACAAAAATATTGTCTTATGCATTTAAATCTGATGAAGTTCCTGTACCACCATACGCAGCAATTAAAGCATTAGAGTCACCAGAGAATTTAGCATTACCTTTGCGTAAGTTAACGCAAGGACAAATTGATGATGCAAGTGCTGGATTTAAAAATGCTGCCCAATTTAAAGAGTTGTATACAACTGGAAATGCAGATGTAGTTACCACTGGTAAGTTGTTCTTATGGTCATTCTTGTCTAGGGGTGTGAGTCCTTATGTGCAAGAAGGATTATTTATGGATGCTATCAGTGGCATAGAGCCATTTTTAAAGCAGGCCTCATCAGGTAAATTTGATGAAAAAGATTTAGAGGGCTATTTAAATTGGGCGTCAACTATTGCAAGCAAAGGATCTGGTCAACCAGGCTCTGGTGCAATTCATAACCTAAATGCATTTGGTAAAAACTTCTTAACAAAGTTAGCAATACCAGATGAAAACAATGTAACTGGATTACAAAAGATCCATGACATGATGTCTGATGCCACTATGACTGGCCCACAAATTCGTAGAGAGTTTGCAAAAATTGGCACAGGCGTTGGAATTGATAACAAAGTTGTTAGCTTTACTTTGCTAGTAAGTGGCAGAGATGATGTACTTGTAATTGATAGAGTACAACTGCGTAATCTATGGGATGACGGTAGATTTGCTGACAAGAACCTTTGGGATGGCAGATCTGAAAAACGATTAGTCAAACAAAAAGATGGAAATGAAGTTGAGAAAAATGCACAAATAGCTGGTACTGCACTATCTGAGATTACATATGGTGCTAAAGGTTTGTTGGTGTATGAAACTCTTGAAAGAGCTTTGGCGCAACAACTTACAGACGCATACAAATTAGTTGGAAGAGAGGGTGATGCATCTTTAGGGCGATATCACTGGGAGACATGGGTAGCTGGTTCACAACAAGAAGCAAGCCATGGAACTATTGATGCAATCATGCGAGAAGCAGCTGGAAAACCAGAGCCATTTAAAGGCGTCACTGCAAAACAAGGCGAGTATGGAACTTATGATTTTGGTGCGAAATATGGCCGAGATGAAAGTGGCCCATATTTCATGTACGAAAATTCAAAAGGTGAGCCATATCGGTTTACTGTTCCAGAGTTTCGTGCTATGCTTGACTCGATGAAAGACCCTAAAATGGGGGTTATTCCAAAAGGTTTTAAGGTTTCAACTAGCGGAAATGCTCCATGGTTTGAAAGACCAGAAGTCAACAGGGGAAAATTAGATGAACTCATTGCCAGCAGCGGAACCCCAGCCAGCGATACGTCAGCTGGAAAACAATCTATTTCAACAAATGCTGAAAGTTCAGCAACCAATGGCTCCAGAAAAAGAGCCAATGGAACAACCCAAAAAAGAATAACAGCTGGCCAGCCTGGTCAATCAAGCGGGGGTACTGAATAATGTCATTACAACCACTTGACATCAGACTAGACAAACTCATTCAGCAAGAAGCTGATACTGAGTCACGCATTGATACTGCTAGTCAATTACGAGTAGACCCTGATATTGACGCTACTGTGGCGCCAGTAATGCCTGATGCTGTAGATCCTGGCGATGGCGTACAAGTTGCTCAACTTGGTCCTATTGCTGACATCATTAAAAAACTTGGCAAGGTAGACATACGCAAGCCACCAGTAGCGCCAGTTAGCCAAGAGGCTATTACTGCAGCAGCTGTAGAAGACACCACTAAAGCAGCCCTTGCTACAGGCACTACAACGAGCAAGACCGAGGCAAAGATTGCAGCCAAGGTGGAAGTATCCAAGCAGCCTGGATTGACGCCTGACGCCTTTGTAAGCCAGCGCAAAGACATCCAAGATCTGAGACAGACCTCAGATCCCGCCATGGAAAAGCCACCAGAGCTGGCGTTCAATCTGCCACTGATGGCCACCACCGAGGACGTCAAGTCTACGATTGAGACTATCAACCAGGCTGTCGGCATCAAGACTAGGAACATCACGTTTGAAGATGTGAAGACTTTGGCTGAAGGCGCAGGCATTGGTCCTAAGTTCATAGACGATATCTTCTCTGGCAAGCTAGAGGTTAGCCCACAGAATACTTACAAAGCGCTCAATGCCATGGTGGCCAGCGCTAAGAATCTAGATGCATTGGCTGCCAAAGTGGCCAACGGCTCGGCTACCCCTACAGAGCTGGCCGAGATGGCTCAGACGGTGCATTTCCACAGCGTACTGCAGCAAAGTGTTAAGGGTTACCAAACCAATGTGGCGCAGTCTTTGGCTGTTATGCGTATGCCAAGGGATGGCGCTGTAGATATCTCTGCCATCATGGAGAACTTTGGCAATGAGACTGATATCGTCAAGTTCGCCCAGGCTTACCTTGATGTCAAGACGCCAGAGGGTAAAGCCAATCTCATTAGAGAAATGGCGCAAGGCAACCCTTGGGAGAAGATGTTTACGGTTTACGTCAATGGCATCTTATCTCGCCCAGGTACGCATATTAAGAATGCATTGAGCAACACTGTATTCTTGCCCTACCGTATGGCTGAACGTGCTGGCGCTGCGGTGCTGGGTGATCTACGTGCAGGCATTGGCCTGGGTGGCGATACGTCCTATGAGCTGATGGAAATACCAACCATGCTGGCGTCAACCCCTACGGCCATCAGCAATGGCTGGCAGTTGATGTCTCATGCGTTTACTAATGGTGTGCCAAAGGGCTGGACAGATCCAGTTAAGGTGGCCAGACAGCAGTCACGCATGGAGCTGTTCAACTACAAGGCCGATGGGTCACTGCTATCGACTGGCCTCAAAGCAATCAACTACATCACTACCCTGCCAGGCAGAAGTCTGATGTCTGCAGACGAGTTCTTTAAGGGTATCAATTACACCTTTGAGTTGTCTGCTGAGACTGCCAGGCTAGGCATCACTACCTATAACGATGCGCTAAAGGGTGGCGCCAGCGTGGCCGATGCCATGAAAGCAAGAGATGCTGCCATAGATAACTTCTTGCTAGATCCACCAGACTATGTATCTAATCTGGCTGAAGTCGGTACGTTTACCCAAAAGCTAGAAGGCATGGCTGGCAAGTTGCAATCTAGCATGACAACTAACACAGCTACTGGGTTTGCATTGCGTACCCAGATGCCATTTATTGGTACACCAGTTAACGTGCTAGGTGAGGTGGTATCACGTACACCATTAGCGCCATTTACAAGTTCTTATTGGGCAGCTATGAAGGCTGGCGGTAAAGAGGCCGACATGGCCAACGTCAAGCTAGGCCTTGGCTCTGCTGCCATGTATGGCTTTAGCGAGATGGCCACCAACGGTTTGACTACTGGGTCTGGACCAGGTGACAAGGGTACACGCCAGGCTATGGAGCGCCAAGGGTGGCAGCCATACAGCTTTGTTTTTGATGTGTCTGGGATTGAAGAAGATGTGCGGGATATCTTCACACCATTCCCTGGCACACGGTTTGGATCTGGTGAGTATGCAGGCAAGGTCTATGTGTCTTATCAAGGCATGGAGCCAGTAGGCGCTTTGTTGGCCATGGGTGCAGACTATGTTGACTATGCACGATATGAGCAAGATGACAGTCGCATCAATGCTTACGCTGGTGGCCTAGTCTTTGGCGTTGCCAACTATATGCTTGAGCATCCATTCTTGACTGGCGTGTCTAATATTGCCAGCTTGATGGGTGGCAATGTGCCAAACACCAGAGAGCATTTGGTAAACATCTTGAATGGCATAGCAAAGATGGGGTCATACACTATTGCCAAGGCTATTGAACCAATATCTGGTGCTATAGCTAGTGGCAAGGAAAAGATTGATCCATTGCGTAGGGATTACCAAGCAGATCCAAATCTACCAGCTGGCCTCAAAGGCTTGATGGATGGCGTCAACAAGTGGCGCTCTGAGACGCCTGGCCTGTCTGAAGATCTGCCACCAATGCTTAACATCTATGGTGAGCCAGTAGAGCATGATTTTACTTGGTCACCTATCCGCATGAGGGAGGGTAAGCAGCGCCCAATTGACCAGGCTCTGATCCAGCTCAATGCCAACGTCTCAATGCCAGCCAGAACGGTTAGCAAGAAGGATGAAGCCACTGGCATATCTACACCTACCAAGCTGACTACAGAAGAATACAACGAGATGTTGCGTATAGCTAATAAGGAGATGGATCTAGAGTCTGAGGTCATGGCTGCAATAGATGTTGTCAAAGAAGACAAGAACCCAGACAATCTAATCTTTCACCAAAACGTGGTTAAGAAGGTCTTTAGTGATGTCTTTGAAGGGGCTAAGAGAAAGCTCATGGAAGACAGTATTTATTCTGATGCTATCAACAAACGCATTGCTGACAAAGCACAACGATTAAAGCAATTTGGACAAGGAGCTAAATAATGGCATACCCAATATCAGACGTAACCAGAAGGGTTGTCTACACAGGCAGCGCTGGTGTCGGACCGTACTCATTCACTTTTGAGGTACTGGCCAACACTGACATCCAGGTCTATAAGAACACTACCCTGCTAACGCTGACTACCAACTACACGGTGACCATTAATAGCAATGGCACTGGCTCGGTTACCTTGGTTGTTGCAGCTACTGGCACAGACACCATTACTATTGTGGGTGACCGTGCTATTCAGAGGGCTACAGACTTTGTGACTGGCGGTGACTTATTTGCCAATACTCTTAATGATGAGTTTGACAGCCTGGTCATCTTTGCCCAGCAAGTGGATGAGAAAGCAGACCGTGGCTTGAAAGCGCCAGTGACTGATCCGACAGACGTCAACATGGTGCTGCCAGTTAAGGCTACTCGCAAGGGTACTGTGCTGGCATTTGACTCAACCACTGGTGATCCAGTAGCTGGTCCAGCGCTCGATGCTGTGACTACAGTGATTGCTCAGTCTGCCAACATCAATACGGTGGCCACCAATATTGCTAGTGTTAACACGGTTGCTGGTAACAACACCAATGTGACTACAGTGGCTGGCGTGTCTGGTGCTGTGACTACCGTGGCAGGCATTAGCGCAAACGTAACCAGTGTGGCGGGTAACTCTAGCAACATTAACACTGTTGCTACCAACAATACCAACATTACTACAGTAGCTGGTGTATCTGGCAACGTCACTACGGTGGCTGGCATATCGGCTAACGTGACTAGCGTTGCTGGCAACAGTACCAATATCAATGCGGTTGCTAGTAACTCTACAAACATAAACGCAGTAAACGCAAACTCTACAAATATCAATACTGTTGCTGGTGTTAATGCTGCGGTCACTACGGTGGCCACCAACATAGCGTCTGTCAATACTGCAGCCACCAACATAGCAGCCATCATTGATGCGCCTAACCAGGCTACAGCTGCTGCCAACAGTGCAACAGCTGCTGCTGCTAGTGCTGCTGCTGGTATGTACTCTGCAGTGCAAGACAAGTCTGCTAACTACACAGTGGTGGCAGGGGACGCTGGTGATCTGATCCGAGTGACTACCACCAGCGGTGCTATCACGATTACCCTGCCGACAATCAGCACTGTGGGCGATGGTTTCAAGGTGGCCATTGTCAAATGGACGTCTGACGGTAATGCAGTGTCTGTAGTGCGCTCTAGCACTAACACTATCAACGGTGCTACCAGCTACAACCTTGGCAACCAGTACAGCTCTGCTACCTTTGTGGCCGATCTGGAGACTGGCCAATGGTTTGCTGTTGCATCTGGTTTAGGTGTGAGCAACGTGGCAGTAGATGCGTTCTCTGGTAATAACTCTACGACAGCGTTCACCTTGTCGGGTGACCCTGGCAGTGAGAACAATACTCAGGTTTATGTCAGCGGTGTATATCAAGAGAAAGACACATACTCTGTCTCTGGTACTACGCTGACATTCAGCACTGCGCCACCCACTGGCACTAGCAACATTGAGGTAGTGTGGACTGCGCCATTGGCCATTGGTACACCAAGCGATGGCACGGTGACTACTGCAAAGCTGGCAAGTACTACTGGCTCTAGCGCTGTTGTATTGGCTACTAGCCCTACGATAACAACACCAGTTATCAGTTCACTTTCATCTGCATCTGCTACTAACCTGACCCTTCAATCTGCTGGCACTACGGCAATTACTGTTGATACTTCACAGAATGTGGGGATTGGTACTACTTCGCCAAGCGCAAAAGCACAAATTGGTGACGCAACGGTAGTATCCACTAATCGTCTTGTATTTGGTAAATCACAAACAGCATCTGAAACAAACTTGCCTGCCATAGGTCAAAAATCTGATACTGGTGCTGGAAATGACCTTGCTTTAGCAGGAACTTCTACTTCAGCAACAATTCGTTTTTATACAGGTGCTTCTACAAATAGTGGTGAAATTGGTACAGGTTCTAACACAGAGCGTATGCGTATCACCTCTGGTGGCTATTTAAAAGCAAGTAATACAGGAACTTATCAAAGTTCGGCTTCTTCAAATCATGAATTAAGAACAAATAATGGGGGTGATTTTTCTACATATATTACAAATTCAAATGCTTCAACCCCTTATGGATTAGAGATTCAATTTACTGCCGCCGCACCTAACAATACTTCTCAATCTTTTTGTCTCGCAGAAGATACAGGCAATTTGCGTTTTGTTTTAATGGCAAATGGTGGGATTAAAAATTACTCCGCAAACAATGTCAACTTATCTGACCGCAGAGAGAAAACAAACTTTGCACCAGCCAAGTCTTACCTAAACACAATCTGTTCTATTCCAGTTCAGACATTTAATTACATTGACCAGAATTTAGAAGAAGATGATGGCTTGACATTGGGCGTTGTGGCTCAAGATGTTCAATCGATAGCGCCTGAGTTGGTAAAAGAAACTGATTGGGGAACTAAAGAAGAACCCAAGATGCGTTTGTCTATCTACCAAACAGACTTGCAATACGCATTGATGAAATCCATCCAAGAACTAAAAGCAATAAACGACACACAAGCCGAAACAATCAACGCACTAACCGCCAGAGTTGTGGCTCTTGAGCAGTGATGAACACCTTAACAATAGAACAAGCAAATTACTTGTTTGAATACAAGGATGGAAACCTGTATTGGAAAAACCCATTGCAAAAGCAAAACCGTGGCAAAGTTGTTGGGTTTGATAGCGGTCATGGCTATAAAAGAGTAGACATAAAAGGAAAGCAATACAACGTGCATCGAATTGTATTTTTTATGCATCATGGTTATTTCCCAAAGATGGTAGATCACATTGATGGTAATGGTGCAAACAATGCTATAGAGAATCTGCGGGAAGCAGATTATTCTAAAAACAACTTTAATTCTGTTTATAAATGCAAGAACAAAAGTGGATACAGAAATGTTTTTTTCCATAACCAAAGAAATCATTGGGTTGTTCGCCTAACAATAAATAGTAAAAATAAGTTCTTTGGTTCTTATAAAGATGTAGAACTTGCGGGTCTAGTTGCTGAAGAAGCAAAACGTAAATATCATGGAGAATTTTTCTCCGAAAGGAATAACTAATGGCACTCACACAAGTACAGCCAGCAATGCTGGCATCTGATTCGCAGTACACAGGGTTTAAAAATAGGTTGATAAATGGGGGTTGCGTTATAGATCAACGTAACGCTGGAGCAAGCGTTAGCCCAAACACTTCTGTGGATGTATTTCCATGTGATAGGTTTGCCGTTCAAGCATCCCAAAATAGCAAATGCACAGCACAACAAGTAACAACTGCACCAACAGGATTTAAAAACAGTTTAAAGATTACCTCGTCCTCTGCCTATTCGGTGGGGGTAAACGACTACTTTGATATTTACCAAAAGATTGAAGGTTACAACGTAGCGGATATGGCATTTGGTACGGCAAGTGCGGTTACCTTTACTCTATCGTTTTGGGTGCAATCTAGTTTGACTGGCACTTTTGGTGGCTCTGTTTATAACAATGCATTTAACCGCTCATACCCATTTTCATACGCCATTAGTTCAGCCAATACTTGGGAATACAAAACAGTAACTATTGCTGGTGACCAATCAGGTACATGGACAACAGATAACACTTGTGGACTTGGCGTAGGCTTTGGTCTTGGGGTTGGAACTAACTACAGTGGTACAGCAGGTGCGTGGACTGGTTCTGGTAAATTTGCACCAACAGGCGCAACAAGCGTAGTCGGCACAAATGGCGCAACCTTCTACATCACAGGCGTACAACTAGAAAAAGGCAGTACCGCAACATCTTTTGATTACAGACCTTATGGTACTGAGTTGGTGTTGTGTCAGAGGTATTGTTGGAACTACACACAATCTGGGTATCAATTTAATTCATATGCTTGTGGCTTTGCATTAAGCGCAAGTCAAGGTGCTTTTAACATTCAGTTTCCAGTTCAAATGAGAGCCGCCCCATCTGCAACTTATACTTCTGGTAGCAATTTTTTAATGCAGAATGCGTCAAGCAATTACACAGTAACAAGTTTAACGACTGCGTATATTTCAAACCAATCATCTTATTTAAAAGTAAATTCTTCTGGAATGACAGCAAACGCTGGGGTTATTTTGATTGACCAAACTAACGCAAGTTCATTGTTGTATAGCGCGGAGTTATAAATGTATAAATTAGGAAAACCTTTTATTCAAGGCGGGCAAGCAAAAATTGTTCAGCGTCTATTTGACGAAACTTGGATTCCATTTGACCCCGCTAATAACGACTACCAAGCCTATTTAAAGTGGGTGGCTGAAGGCAATACACCAGAGCCTGCAGATGCTTGAGGATACTGATACTCGCCTGGCCGTGCATGAGGCTATATGCACAGAGCGCTACAACAACATTGAACGCACATTGCGTGATGGTGAAAAGCGCATGACCAAGATTGAGTACTTGTTGTATGCAGTGATTGCTTGCGTACTGCTGGGTCCTGGCACTGCTGCCACATTCATCCATAAGTTCTTTGGTCTGTAAGATGTGGATCCATTCTCTCTTCTCATGCTGGCACAAGGTGCGTTCAGTGCTATCAAGCAGGGCTGCGAGTTTCTACACCAAGGCCGTATCCAGCTGGAGGGAGCTAAGAAGACAATTGATGGAGCGATGGCAGATGTCAAAGCCATCAAGGGAATCTTTGATTGGTTCATTGGCCTCTTCATATCAAAGCCTAAAGTTGATATTGCAAAGCCTATTGCTAAAGCAGCAGCCAAGTCAAAGCCAGCAGCTGCAGCCAAGCAACAACAATCCTATGAGCAACTCGAACTTGAACTCATCAAGTCAGTCGGAGAAAACATCGGAATCCTCTTTGATACCCAGCAACAAATCAACACGTACTACCAAGAGCTTGAAGAAGACTCCAAAACAAACTACAACCCAGACCAAAACAACAGCAAGAAGGCGATCGAGCGAGCATTGATTGAGTTGCAGCTGGAGAAGTTAATGGAGCAGACCAGAGAGGCAATGGTCTATGCGCCAGCAGAATTGAAAGATCTGTACAGCAGATTCTTAAAGATGTATGGGCAGATTGAGAGAGAACAGGCATGGGCTAGAGCAGAGATGATTCGCAGGGCTAGGTTAGCCAGGTGGAAGAAAGAACAGGAAGAGATCAGGCAGATTGAGATGATTAGTGGAGGCGTTGCTGTGATGTTCATATCATTATTTTTTGGGTGGGTAATGTGGCAACTACGAAACTTGTCTGGTGGATATTGATTGGGGTGGCAATATGTCTTGTTGTTGGCGTCACATCAATGGCATATGTGGAGACTCTCTACATGAAAGCTCAGATCAAGAAAGAGATCAAAGAATTGCGTAAGTTAAAACAGGAATTGAAAGAATCTAAATGAGATATCTACTGTTATTACTGCTGCTGCTCACGGCCTGCGATGACCGATATCGGTACTTCTGCCAAGACCCAAAGAACTTTGTGGCCAAGAGATGTCAGCGCCCTGACTGCCAATTCACCCAAGACTGTCCTGATTATTTAGTAGCACCTATATTGGAGAAACAAGTTGTCCAACCATCCCAAGTTCCAAGTCAATCGTCTTCTGACCCAGGAAGAAATTGAGATAAGGGTCTGGGCCTTTGTGGTCCTGCTCGTCACGCTCATTCTTGCTGGCATTGTGATGTTCATGCTGTACAGCCTGGCCTTTGTTGTGCAGCCAATCAAGTCTATGGCGCCCATTGACCAGGCGTTTGCCAAGATGCTCAATGACATTGTGCTGCTCATTGTGGGTGGCATTGGTGGCGTGATGTCTCGCAAGGGTGTGCAGACTATTGCTGACAAGGTATCTCAAGCAAGTAACCCAACACCACCTACCCCGCCTGCTCCAGCTGCAGCGCCTGCAACATCTACCTGGACAGCACCAGCTGGTGGCCTGCCTGCTTGGGTGAACCCAGTACTTGATGAGGAATGGAGAGCGCCACCACCACCGACTACACCACCAGACTACGTTGACCCAGCCAAGGAAGAGATCGCACAGGAACGTGCAGCAGCGAGGGCTGAAACATGATATTGCCAAACCCATGGCTAATTATTGGAGCCATTGTCATGGCTGCAAGCGTGTACTTCTACGGCCACCACAAGGGCTGGGCAGAGCGTGACCAGGAAATGCAGACAGAGATCGCCATCAAGAATGAAGAGGCTCGAACCAAAGAGCAAGAGCTAACCAAACAACTTACCGACAACTCAACCAAACTGCTGGAGGCCAACAATGCCATCACTGAAAAACAGTCTTCTCTTAATCGTCTTATCCGCACTAGTAGCTTGCGCCTCCAAACCCCAGGTTGTGTACAAGCCAGTGCAAGTACCACCGCTCCCAGCGGAAGTAGCAGCCAAGCGGGAAGTGAATCTGACCGAGAGACTCTCGTCGCTATTGCAGAAATCGTTGCCCAAGGAGACAGGAACACAGCCCAGCTCAATGCCTGCATCGACAACTACAACAAAGTAATGGAGGCCATCAATGTTAAACGCTGAGAAACTAGCCAAGCTGGACATCAGTGCTGACTGGGTTGATCCGCTTAATGAAACCTTTGAGCGCTTTGGAATTTTTAGCCAGAATCAGCAGGCCATGTTCATTGGCCAGTGTTCGCATGAGTGCGGTAACTTCAGACTGTTGGAAGAGAATCTAAATTACAAAGCTGTAACGCTAATGAAGTTGTGGCCAAAGCGCTTTCCTACTTTGGAGAAAGCTAATGAATTTTCTGGAAATCCTAAGAAGATCGCAAATTCTGTCTATAGCCTACGCATGGGTAATCGTGACGAAAATTCTGGTGACGGTTTTCGTTTCCGTGGTAGGGGAATTATTCAGCTCACTGGACATAGCTCGTATTTTCACTGCGG